TGCTGGCGGCGCTCGACCAGTTGCCGTTGCTGGCAGCGCTCGTCCATCTGCCGTTGCTAGCGGCGTTCGACACGTAGCCGTTGCTAGCGGCGTTCGACCTGTAGCCGGTGCTGGCGGCGCTCGACCTTTCGCCGTTGCTGACGGCGCTCGACCTTTCGCCGTTGCTGGCGGCGCTCGACCCGTAGCCGGTGGCGAGTTGCTTGTCGCCTTCCCTTTTTGCCTTGGCTGAAATCCAATCGACCGCGCGCGCGATCAACTCACGCAATTCAAGTCGTGCGTGAATGGTGATTTCCGATGCTGTAATTTTGGAACCGATGCCGTCTCGGTCGATGTCGCCACCGCACACAGCTTCGTGGTACACGCTCTTGGTCGGCGGGTAAAAACTGAACACGGAAAGCGGGTTGCCATCGATGGCGTGAAAGCCGCTTTCCGTGCAGCGCGCCGGTGGCCCATCGTGCTTGTAGGTCTGGCCTTCCTCGTACTGGAAGCCCCGACACGTCATGTCGGTGTTGAAGCCCTTGATTGCCTTGATGGTATTGTCTTGCATGATCTACTCCATTTCCTCTGGGCGGGCCTCTACCCAGCATCCAACGTCTCCTCCGACTTCCTTGGCTAGACGCGCTGTGTAACCAGCGCACTTTTCGCAGCTATACATCACTTCCTCCCCCTATCCAGAGAGGCAAGTTTACTTTCCGCCGCCTTGCGGAACACCTCTACTTCGTCACGGCGTACCCAAAAACATATTCGCGTATGGGTCTTCTGCTTCATGGAATAATACGCCTGCTGACGTTTGGCGTGGGCTTTTTTATCGGTCGGCATCTCGTCTCTCCCGCTCATCGTGGATCATAGTAATGGTACGAGCGTAGCCCGCGATATCGATCAGGCTGTCGAGGTGGTCCGGCGACGTACAGAGCCGGGCCATCTTGACGCCAATCATCTCCAAGGCGTGGCGCACTACGGGATCTTTACATGGCCGCAGAGCCCGCTTGATTTGAGCAGCGATGTCGAAGTCATCGACCGGGTGGCCGTATGCGTCCCCACGCTCCTTGGTGATGGTTTGGACGGCAGCGTCGAACCGCTGCCGCCGGTCCCCGAGGGGCAGCTCCCGCTGCGCCCCCGGCTGAGGTGTGTTGTTTACCATAGGCTATTTCCTCCTAAATATGTTTGCGGCACTCGGGACCGAGGCCGGTGGAGACCGATATTGGATCGGTCAATGCCCGCCCGCAACGCCCGCAGGCGTCGTCGTGCTGGACGGTGAGTTGAGCCGGGATGTCGCCCCGGTTCAAGTGAGCCAGCGCCCAGCTCAGAGCCTTGAAGCTCTCAGCGTCTGGGTGGCCCTTGCGGCCCGCGATCAGGCAGGACGTCGGCGTACCTTCGTCTGCCTTAACGAACCCCAGGAACAACCAATCGCCGTTCCACGAGTTGTCGGGGCCGTTCAGCACTTTGACGAAAAAGATTTCGCCGTCCTTCTCGTTGACCTTGAAGGTGAAGTGCTTGCCGGAAGCTGCCGACGTCAACGTGAACCGGGACTTCCCGGCGAAGATGAAATCGAGTGCTTCCTGGGCTGTTTCAAAACCTTGATGCGACATAATGACCTCCTGTTGTTTCAATGTCTGAGGGGTATAGTAACCCCGCAGACACTGATGTCAAGCTGATAATACCTTAGCCAGTCGATCGCCAACATCCTTACTATCCAACATAACGGTTTCCTCGGGCGAATTATCCTTGTCGTATGCCTCAGTGGAGAATTCCATCAATGACCTGTGATGCAAGTCTGGCACAGTTATATTCACGGCGTAGCCGTTCCAACTAAATCGGCGCAGCCCTCGAAAGTGGCTCCTCACGAAGGAGCCTGTCTTTCTCTTATGGGTGCGGACGATATGAAATATCCGCTTCTTCACCCCTGTCTCCGGGTCTATGACATCGTCGCGGTCTTTGAAGAAGTACGGTGTTCTAAGCATATCGATGTTGAAGACGGCAGAAATATTATCCTTCTTCGCTTGAACTCGAATACCGCCCTCGGAGTTCGTGTACCAGTTAGCGGCGCAGCAGAAGTACTCCTTAGCTTTATCCGGGGTCACCCCATCAACAGCGTTAATCCACGAGGGGTAATTCCACTCCTTACGGCTTAGCGTCGAGCGGGTGCCATCCCCATGCGGGATAATCTGGCTAACTGTACGCAGCTCTCGCAGAAGCGTCGTTGTTTGGTCCGGGGAAATACCAACGACGAAGGTGAGAAAGCCCCGGCGATATGCCTTCTTAGCGGTGGGGGAATACAGGAAAACTGTGCAGGTATATATGGGGCCGTCCCACGGCTCTATCCCCGCAGACGGGGCGATTTTACGTACGTAGATAAACCGAGCAGCGTAGCCATCATCCTCCTCATCGTCTTTAGACAAGCAAACGGCGGTGAATGAGGGTAGGCAATTCTTAAACAACGGCTCTACTTTATCCGTTGCTGCTAAACTACCTCCCGGTACAATAGAAGCGCCGACGCGGGAGTACAACGCGTAGCTATCTGTATCCCCTTTCCGCATACGTTTAAGGTCGCGCATATAGGCGGGGAGCTGCTCTAAGACGCCGGATTTAAAGTACCATCGTCCCGCCTCCTCAACCTCCTTACCCGCCTCCCGCGTCGAGGGTTTTTTCTTAGTGGAAGTAGCCTCCACCTTCGACGAGAACGGGTGTTTTAGCCAACGGATGAACGTGTGAATAAATGACATAATGACCTCCTAGTCTAGTTTACCCCAGTTCGGCCCCATGCCGCCTTCGACCAACCCGTCTGTCGGGCTGCCGGGGAATATGTCGAGGTATCCGGCGATCATGTCGTCTTCCATGAAGCGCAGGCATTTCTTCGCGTCCCTCGTTGCCGCCTCGTCTATCAAGGCGTCGTGGATGGTGGACAGCATCTTGGTGTACCGCTGACGGCCAGCAGCCCGCTCCTGATCGAGTGTGTCCTTATGGCGGGCGATGGCCCGAGCCATGATCGACAGGGCCGCCCGCTGCACGGGATAGTTCGCGCACTTAGGCATCTCCGGGTTTTGGCCCATGTAGATGGTGCCGCCATCGACGCAGCGGATGTAGCGTGTTCTCCTCGCCTCATCCATAACTTTGTTCCGGTAGTCGAAGGCGCGGGTGTAGCGATCCGCCCATCCGTCGATGTATCGCTGGCCCTCGGCCACTGACACGCGCAGGTTTGTCGCCAGCCCCCCGGCGCTCGATCCGTAGATGATGCCGAAGCTGATCGGCTTGGCGGACTTACGCGCACGGTCGTCGTCTTTGTTGCGCTCGCTGCTGTGGATGGAGATACGGCGGCCCGTCACCATCGAGGCGACCTCGGCATGGAGATCGCCTTCTAGGATGTCCGCCATCATCACGGCATCCTCAGCCAGGAGAGCCAGGACGCGCAGCTCAATGCCGCTGTAATCCAGAGAGACGAGCTTCCGGCCTGTCTTCGCTATGAACGACGATCGGACGCTGGTCTCCTCTCCGAGCAGCTCAAGGTCACGAGGCACCTGTTGCAGGTTCGGGTTCGAGCTTGAGAAGCGGCCTGTCTTCGCCGCAGCGATGTTGAACCGGGCGCGGACGCGCTTGTTTGGCGACAACTGCGCCTTGGTGATCAGGGTCTCCCCGAAGCTGGAGATGTACTTCTCAATCTTCTTATAGTCGGCCAGCGCGTCGAGCAGCGTCGTCATCGGGTTCTTCCCGTTGGCCTGCTCGAACTGGGCGGCGATGGAGCGCAGTACGTCCCCAGTCGTCTGGAGCTGCCCGCTCTTCTCTGTTCGAGGCCATGAGGCCAGCGTGTCGTCATCTAGGATGCGGGCGAAGAAGTCGGACCATTGCGCGTTGCTGTTGATATTGGCGACGTCGTCGATCGGCACAATCTTGCGGACGATCTTTTCCTTGGCAACCCGGATTTTCTGCCAGTGGAGGTCGAGCTTCTTATGGCGCTCGGTGTCGAGCAGCATCCCCGCCTCTTCCATCTCGATGATGGCGGGTGTCATATCGTCGAATAGTTTCCATCCGGCGAGGTGGCCGAGGTCGGCACGGTCGTACCAGTGCTGGTATAAATCCCATGTATCGACGGCGTCCTTGTATGCGTAGTGATACTGCTCCGCCGTCAGCTCCTTAGCGCCCCAGTCGGACGCCTGCTCGGTCTTATCCATCTCGCGCTCTAAGTCCCAGGCGACGACCTGCTTGAGGGAGTAGCGCCCGCCGCCAAGGATCGCACAACGGAGGTAAGCGACATCCCGGCAGCGGACTTGGCTGGCTCCGGCTGCGATGAACCATCGCAACTCGAAGCCGGAATTGAATACGATCCACTCCCCCTTGTCGAAGAGAGAGGCGACGGCCTCGAAGCCGCCTTTGATTTTGTCGAAGTCAACGACGTAGCCGTGCTTGCCGTCGAATAGCTGGACTAGGCGCACTCTACCGTGCTCGGGGCGCAATGC